TCAGAAGGTTAGGGGTTCGAATCCCTTCGGGCGCACATCACCAGAAACGGTCTCAGCTTCAGCTGAGGCCGTTTTTGCGTTAATGCGCATTCCCTCCGCCAGCCATTCGAGCGATACGCCGGTGGCAGCAGCCCAGCGCACGAATGTCGTCGCGCTCAGCTCGGTCTTGCCGTTCTCGTAGTTGCTGACGGAGTTGCGAGAAACGCCGATCAGCTCGGCGAGATCTGCCTGCTCCATGCCAGCGAGCAGACGAGACTTGCGCAGCCTGTCGACTAATGTCCACGTGGGATTGTCCATGATCGTCATGCACACAAAGTAGCACCATTCGTGCCCAATATCTCGACACGCCGCATTCAATGCACAGAGTTATTCACAATGTGAAGAACTCTGTGGATCATGCACAACATCTCGACATGCGGGCGCTCGTGAGCGACAACAGTGGGCGCTTGCTGCGCGACAAGCTTTGGTTCGATGGCGGGTTCTCGATCATCCCCAACTCCTGGGCGCGTGACGCGCGGATTGGGAACGCAGCTCGCGGTCTGCTCGTGCAGCTCGCCAGCCACGAGCCGGGTTTCGTGATCACGATAGATGCCCTCACACGTGCCTCGAAGAACGGTCGCGATGCGATCCACTCGCAGGTCACAGAGCTAGAGCGCACCGGCTATCTGAAGCGATACCGCACCCGCAGCCGGGGTCAGTTCGCCGGCATCAACTGGCGGCTGACCGACCCGCACGCCCCTGTGGACAACCCCGGAACGACGCTCGAAGGCTTCGAGGAGCTTCTACCGGCTGCGAAGACAAAAGCCCTGATCACACCAGCGGGGGAAAACCCGGCGCTGGTTTATCCGTCGCCGGGAAATCCGTCGGCGGAAAATCCCATGACTATAGAAAACAAACTTAAGAACACTTCTAGAGATAGTCATGCAGACGTAACTACAGAAGCGCCTGTGGATAACTCGCCGTCGTCGGCTCGTGTTCAAGGCAAGATTGAGCCGCAGAGCGGCACGCCCTCCGAGGAGGTCTTCGACCTCGCATCGTCGCTGCGCTCCGCTACAGAAGCCGCACCCGCCGTGCCGTGGTGCCCCAACCGGCGCGGCCACCAGTTGCACGACTACGACGCCAACTCGATGCGTTGCCAGCACTGCGGCGAACGCCCGCCGCTCTTCGAGGCTGGCCCCATCCCTGTCTTCGACACTGCGCTCGGTGAGTGGATCAATCCCGAGACCGGAACCATCATCAACCCTCTCGCTGGCGAACTCGCATGAGCCGCGATCCGCTCACCGCATGGCTGATCGCCCGCCACGGCCTGCCAGTACGTCACCGAGCGCGCCGCACGATCCACCCAACCCGGCCTCAAACATGGCCTCTGAGTGTCTGGGTGGCCGCGTCGTGCGCGTCTGCCCCCGTCGCGTGGGCGCTCGCCCTCGTGTTGTTCGCAATGACAGGAGTGCTCGCATGATGCGACCCGAGACGGCCACCGTCGCCGCCCACACCGATCTCGTCAACCTCGCCGAGGACATGCGCCAGCTCTCCACGGCGTTCATGTCGGTGTCGTCCACCGATCGCGCGCTCCTGGCGATGGCCAGCATCCAGACTCTCGAAGTGGCCGAGCTGCTGAACTCGGGCGAGTGGACGCTGGAGGCCGCCCTCGCCTGGCTCGAAGCCGGCGTCAAGGCCATGGAGCGCGTCGCATGAGGTTCGATGATCTGGCACCCGAAGTGCTGTTCGCTGCCGGTGCCGTCGCCTGGGCGATCTACGGCATCGTCGTCCTCGTCGAACACCTCATCGAACGGAGCAGCCGATGAGCGAGCCCCTGGTCATTGTCGATTCGTCCGCGTGCTCGCACGTCGTCGCCTGCTCGGTCTGCCACGGCTCCTGGGTCTTCCTCTCGAAGACCACCGCCGATGAGGAAGCCCAAGCACACCGCCTCATCGAGCGCCTCGCAGCCCTGCCCATGTGCAGCGAGGTCGGATGCAAGGGCAACGCCGTGACCCGGGGCGTATGCCGGCCGCACTACGACGCCCGCCGATACCAGGAACGGAAGGCTCCTCGTGGCTGAAGGGTCAAGCCGGGGCGCTGCCTGGAACGCCCTGCGCCTCAAGGTGCTGGAGCGTGACCGCTACATCTGCGCGTACTGCGGAGGCGAGGCGACCGAGGCCGACCACGTGATCCCGAAGAAGCTCGGTGGCAAGGACGAGCTAGCCAACCTGGTCGCCGCGTGCAAGCCCTGCAACTCGTCCAAAGGCGCGCGACTAGGCAGCCGGATCACCTGGTTCAACCGCAATTGGCTGAGCCGTGTCTGATCCGCCGGCCGCCGTCGTGTCGGTGCCCCCGGTTTTCTGTGGGCACCCCAGATCACCCCGCCCCCAGCCCTCATTTTCACGCGCAAGTTCAAACATTTCGACCAAGGAAAAGCCATGACAGCGAACGCCGAGCAACGCCCCATCGAGGCCACCGTAGACGCTCAGATTGACGCCGATTTGCGCCAGAAAGCCGAAGAATCCGGCGAACTCACCTTCCTCGGCTCGATCGAGGCGTTCATCGCGGTAAGCCGCTGGCTCGGCCCCGAGCACGGCCCCGCCTTGGTGACCCTGCGCGCCCTCGCCCGCCAGCTCGACCAGCGCGTGACGGCCGCCATGGTCGCCCAGTTCGGCGTCGCGTTCCGAGACCTCCGCTCGCAAGCACCATCCGCCCCGCCGGCCTCCGATGGCGTCGAGGACATCATCGACGAGGCCCGCAGCTCGTGACGCTGCTGCTGGAGGCCCCGGCATCCTCCCCGCCGTGGATGCCGACGCGGTACTCGCTGCCGCTCGCCGAGGACTTCACCACGCACGGCGACTGGCTGCTGCGCCTGGTCGATGTCGTGTGGAGGCTCCCGGACGGCTCGGCGCTTGAGCTGGACGAATGGCAGCGCTGGCTGATCCGCGCGATGCTGGAGACCTACCCGGCCGGGCACAAGCGCGCAGGCGAGCTGCGCTATCGCCAGGTGCTCGTCTCGGTCAGCCGGCAGAACGGCAAGAGCGTGCTCGGCGCGATCCTCGGCCTCTACGGGCTCGTGAGAGAAGCCGGCGCGCTCGTCATCGGCATCGCATCATCGGCCGAGCAAGCCCGAATCATCTACGCCCGCCTACTGTCCGTCATCCGTGGCAACAAGTCCCTCGCCGCCCGCTTCGCCCGCCTGACCGACACACGTGGTATCCAGTCGCTCGACGGCGGCCGCTACGAGATCAAGCCCTCGAAGTCTGCCGCCGTCCAGGGCCTCGACCTCACCGTTGGCCTGGTGGACGAGCTGCACATCACCAAGCCCGAGCTGTGGTCGGACATGGTGAACGGCTCCGCCGCCCGCCGCTCCGGAGTCGTCATCGGCCTCACGACCGCCGGCGACGACTCCAGCGAGCTGCTGCTCCAGCTCTACAAGAACGCCGAGGATCCCGGCGCGCGATTCGGATTCTTCATCTGGGAGGCCCCCGAGGCCCGCATCCCCGAGGACGACGAGACGCTAGGGGCCTACCTCTGCGCGGCATCCCCCGGGCTCGCGTGCGGCCGGCTCGACCTGGAGACCGCCATCAGCGACGTGCGCGGCCTGCCCGAGCCGGACGCGATCCGCTACCGCCTCAACCGCTTCACCGCCTCCTCCAACGCCTTCATCACCCTCGACCTCTGGAGCAAGCAGCGCCGGCCCTCCGGCCAGGCCTTCCCGAGCGGCCGGCCGATCTTCACCTTCGATCGCACGCCCGACTGGGGCTTTGCCGCCATCACGGCCACCGTCAAGGCCGGCCCCGACACCCATTCCGAACTCGTCGCGTCGATCACCAACCCGAACCTGGAACAGCTCGTCGCCGTCGCCGTCGAGCTCAACCGATTCTCGCCCGTCGTGTTCGCCATGGACGGGTACGCGCTCAAAGACCTCGGCCTCGAACTCAAGAAGCGCGGCCTGCCCGTCTGGATCGCCAACCAGGGCGACGTGATCAACGCCTCCGCGCTGCTCTACGCCAAGCTCAGCACCGGCAAGCTCTGGCACGCCGGCGACCCGCTGCTCACGCTCCAGGTGCCGCGCACCGTGCGGAAGAACATCGGCGAGCAGTTCCGCATCAGCCGTGGCGACTCGTCCATCGAGATCGACGGCGTGCTCTCCACCGCCATCGGCGTGTTGGCCGCAGAGACGCGCAGCGACGACACGCTGCAAGTGTTCTAGCTTTTGGAATCCTTAGCCTGCTCTCCGTTCGATCACAGACACGGAGGGCAGGCACATGGGGCGCATCGCGGATTGGCTGCTCGGCCCGGTTCCCGCCGAGCCGACGCACACGCGATCGGAGGAAACGCTGGCATCTGACCCGAGCACCGCGCTAGTCATCCCGCCGCGTGCCGGCTCCGGCAGCACCCGGTCGGTCAGCGCCGGCGAAGCGCTCGGAGTGTCGATGGCCTACCGGGCTATCCAGATTCACGCCGTCGCCAGCAAGCAGCTCTCGATAGTCGCACTCCGCGAGCGAGACGGCAAAGCACTCCCCATCGCCCCGTCCCTGGTGCGCCGCCCCGACGTTCGGCTCACCCGCTCGTCGTTCGTCGAACAGTGCGTCGTCTCCCTCGCCAGCCAGGGCAACGCCTACTGGCTCAAGTCGTTCGAGGCTCCCGGCGTCGTGCGCAACGTCCAGTGCCTCAACCCGCTCGACGTGGTGCCCATGGGCGACGCGAACGGCGAGCTCGCCGGCTACAGCTACCGGGGTCGCGATCTGAACATTGACGAGGTGCAGCACCTCAGCCTGCTGCGCGTTCCCGGCTCCCTCAAGGGCCTCGGCCCGATCCAGGCCGCACAGGTCGAGCTGCGCGGAGCCCTCGATCTCCGCGACTACTCGCAGAACTGGTTCCAGGACTCCGGCATCCCCAACGGCGTGCTGAAGTCCGATCAGCACCTCCAGTCCGACACGGCCGCCCAGGCGAAAGCGACGTGGAACGAGTCGCAGGGAGCCAAGAAGGGCGTCGCCGTCCTCGGTGCCGGCCTCAGCTACCAGCCGATCTATCTCTCGCCGGCCGACGCCCAATTCCTCGAGTCGCAGAAGTTCACCGTCACCCAGATCGCTCGCCTGTTCGGCGTGCCGGCCTCGCTCATGCTGGCATCCGTCGAGGGCTCCGCGCAGACCTACGCGAACGTCGAACAGGACTGGCTGGGCTACGTCCGGTTCGCGCTCATGGCGTACCTGGTCGAGATCGAGGATGCCCTCTCCGACCTGCTGCCGCGCGGCACCGTCGCCAAGTTCAACATCGAGGCGCTGCTCCGCGCCGACACCACCACCCGCTACGGCGCACACAAGACCGGCATCGAGGCCGGCTTCCTCACCATCCCCGAAGTGCGCGCGATCGAGAACCTGCCGCCGCTGCCCGAGACCACGACGCCCAAGGAGATCCCCAATGACTGACATCGACACCCTGCTCGCCAAGCACTCCACCCGCGAGCTGGCGATTCGCTCCACCGACACCGAGCGCCGCGAGATCACCGGCATCGCCGTCCCCTGGGGCCAGCGCGCCGACATCGGCGGATGGTTCACCGAGGAGTTCGAGCGCGGCGCGATCCAGGACTCCGACGACGCCCTCTACTTTTACGGCCACCGCGAGCCCATCGGCCGCATCATCTCCCACCGCGACACGGAGGAAGGGTGGGAGATCACGGCCCTGGTCTCCAGCACCCGCGCCGGCGACGACGCCCTCACCCTCGCCCGCGACGGCGTACTCACCCGGCACTCGATCGGATTCCGCTTCGACCAGTACGAAGTCGATGAGTCGGGCGACGTGCCCCACATCACGCACAAGCGCTCAAAGGTGGACGAAGTGAGCCTCGTTCCCTTCCCCGCCTACGACGGCGCGACCGTCACCGACGTTCGCCACTCCCTCACCACCACCATCACCCAACCCCGCAAGGAGACCAGCATGTCCGGAACCGCTACCGACGACGCCCTCGACGTTCGCGCTCTCGCCATCGAGAGCAGCGAAGCGCTCGCAGACCTGGAGCGCCGCTTCGCCCTCATCCCGACCACGCCCACGGTCGCCGCGCCTGCCGGCGACACCCGCTCGGCCGGCGCATTCCTCAAGGCCCTCGTGGCCGGCGACGAGGACGCGATCCGCTCGTACAACGCCTCGCAGGAACACCTCTTCGACGAGGCGCAGACGCGCGCCTACGCCGGCGGCACGAGCGCCGACGCACCGGTCAAAGATGCCTGGGTCGGCGACCTCACCCGCATCTTCGACGCCTCCAGTGGCGTTCTCGCAAGCGCGTTCGCCACCGGCACCCTGCCCGCCCAGGGCAACAACATCGAGTACGCCCAGCTCCTCGCCAACACCACGACTGTTGAGGAGCAGGCCAACGAGGGCGACGACCTCAAGTTCGGCAAGGTCACGCTGGAGACGAAGACCGCCCCGGTCAAGACCTACGGCGGCTACACCCAGCTCACCCGCCAGCAGATCGAGCGCAGCACCCTGCCAGTGCTGAACCGCTCCCTCCAGGCGCTTGCCCTCGCCGCCGGCGCCAGAAAGAAGCTCGTCCTCCGCGCCGCGTTCAACGCCCTGGTCACCGCCCGACGCGCCATCGCCGGCGACGCCGGCGTCGTCCTGCTCGGCGCAACGCTCGCCGCCTCGACCGCCGCGCAGTGGACGGCCGCCATCATCGACGCCGCGATCAAGTACGACGCCGAGAACGCCGGCATCGACGCGATGCTCGTCTCGCCCAACGTGTTCAAGCGCCTCGACGCCCTCACAATCGCCGGCGACAAGGCCCTCAAGGTCACCGACGAGAGCAAGTCGATCGGCACGCTCAACCTCGTCGGCCTGACGGGCAGCCTCGCCGGGCTGAAGGTCGCGGCCGACCCCGGCCAGACCGGCGATCAGGCCTCGTTCGTGAACGGCGAGGCGATCCGCCAGTACGACAGCTCGCTCGTCAGCCTCCAGGACGAGAACATCATCAACCTCTCCAAGGACTTCAGCGTCTACCGCTACGGCGCAGTCGCCCCCGAGGTTCCCCAGTTCGTCGTCCCGATCAAGTTCGGAGCGTAAGGCCATGGCCTCCGCCGACCTCATCACTCGCCTCACCGACTACGTGAAGGCCGACGCACACTCAGTGTCGTCGTCCGACGAGAAGTTCATCGAGACGTGCCTGGACGAGGCGGAGGCCCTGGTCTCGGCCCGGGTCGGAACGGCCACCGTGCCGACCCCGATCCTGGAGCGCGCGCAGATCGAAGTCGGCTCGGAGCTGTACAACCGGCGGAGCGCCCCGAACGGCATCAGCCAGTTCTCGGCCCCCGACGGCTCAGCCATCCGCGTCGCCCGCGATCCGATGGTCGCCGCCTACCCGATCCTCCAGCCGTACCTCCCGCTGGGGCTCGCATGAGCGGCGACCTGCTCGTCCTCCGCGAGGATCTGGTCGATTCCCTCGCCGGCCTCGACCTGAACACCTACACCCACATACCCGGCCGGATGGCGCTGCCTGGCGCATTCGTCATGGCCGGCTCCCCCTACATCGAGCAGGGCCAGACCTTCGGAGAGCGAACCGTTCGCTTCGAGGTCGTGCTCTGCACCCAGCAAGGCGACAACGCCTCCGAGACGCCCGCCCTGGACGAGCTGATCGAGGGCGCTCAGGCCCGTCTGGAGGCCGCCGGCTGGCAGGTCGAGCAGATCAGCCAGCCCTACACCCAGAGCTTCAACAACGCCCAGGGCCTCGTCACCGCCATCACCGTCACGACCGACGTGACCTTCACACAAGGAGTCTGAAATGGGTTCACCCCGCATCAAAGGCAACAAGAAGCCCGTCCTCACCCTCGGCACCCCGGGGGCTGACCAGTCCGCCGACATCATCTCGTGGTCGATCGAGAACGAGGAGGCCGACTCCGACGTTGTGACGTTCGAGGACGCGGCCTCCGGCGGAGCGCGCCAGTACTTCCTGCGCGGCGCTGCGATCCAGTCCACCGCCTCGACCTCATTCTGGCGGTACGTGTGGGAGAACACCGGCGAGACGGACATTCCGTACACGGTCGCCCCGCACGGCAACGCCATCGCGACCGCCGAGGAGCCGCACTTCGTCGGCACGCTGACCATCGGCGCGAAGCCGACCATCGGCGGCGAAGCCTCGACCTCGCGCTCGTCCGCGTTCCAGTTCGACTACGAGTTCGAGATCGAGGGCGAGCCCGTCATGGACTCGGGCACCCCGTAATGACCACCCAGGCGGGCAGCGGCTTCCACCAGGGCGGCACCGTCCTGGTGGAGGGCGTCGCCGAGGTCAGCCGGCGGTTGCGCGCCGCCGGCTCCGACCTCAGCGAGATGTCGGAGCTAATGCACCGCCTGGGCAACATCGTCATCGCCAACGCGCGCGTTCCCGCCAAGTCGGGGTCGCTCGCCAGCACACTCCGCGCGGGCAAGGGCAAGACCAAAGCCGTTGTCCGCGCGGGGTACCGCAACCGGGGAGCCCACGCCGGCGTTGTCCACTACGGCGACCCGCACCGAGGCACCCGCCCCCAGCCGTTCCTCACCGACGCGCTCAAGCGCTCCCAGGGCCGCATCGTGAGCGAACTCTCCGCCGGCATCACCACGATCCTCCACAACAACGGGCTCAAGTAGCCCCCAGCAGAAACGAGACCCCATGGCAACGTTCGACTTCGACTCCCTCACCCTCGGCGAGGTGGCCACGATCGAGGATCTCTCCAATCAGTCCATCTCGACCATCGCCGACGCGACCTCGCCCAAGGGCAAGGCCCTCGCCGCTCTCGCCATGGTCGTCAAGCGCCGCAGCGGCGAGCCGGGCTTCACCTTCAACCAGGCCATGGGCCTGACCCTCGACCAGGCGAACGAGGTGATCGGCCTGAACGAGCCCGAGCCCGGGCAGGACACCGACGAGGGAAAAGGCGAGCCCTCCGACGAGAGCGCGATCGAGTAAAGGCGAGCTTCGTGCTCCTCGGCATCGCGCCGACGGAGTACGACCAGCTCACCCTGGGCGAGCGCGACGCCATCGCCCAGGAAGCCAGCCGGCGTAACCGGCGACCCCGCTAACAGCCCCACCCAGGAAGGACGCCCGAGATGGCCGGTAACACCGTCGTCGTCAGCATCACCGGAAACGCCAAGAGCCTCCAGCGCGCGCTCGGTGACAGTGAGACCGGCCTCTCGAAGTTCGGCAAGGTCGCCGCCGCCATCGGCGTCGCTGCCGGCGTCGCCGTCGCCGCGATCGGCACCAAGGCCGTCCGCAGCGCCTCCGACCTGGAGCAGGCCATGGGCGGTATGTATGCCGTGTTTGGCCAGAGTGGCACTCAGATGGAAGCGTGGGCGACCAAGGCCGCCAACTCGGTCGGCCTGGCCAAGAGCGAGTACGCCTCACTCTCCACCGTGCTCGGCGCCCAGCTCAAGAACATGGGCGTCGCCCAAGACCAGCTCGCCGGCCAGACTGACAAGCTCGTCGGCCTCGGCGCTGACCTCGCCGCCCAGTTCGGCGGCTCGACCTCGGATGCCGTGTCTGCCCTCTCCTCGCTGCTGCGCGGCGAGCGTGACCCGATCGAGCGCTACGGCGTCTCGATGAACGAGGCCGCGCTGAAAGCGAAGATGGCGGAGATGGGGCTGTCCGGCCTGACCGGCGAGGCCGAGAAGAACGCCAAGCTCCAGGCCACCCTCGCACTGCTCTACCAGCAGACCGCCGACGCCCAGGGCGCATTCTCCCGCGAGAGCACCACCCTCGCCGGTGCGCAGCAGCGCCTCGCCGCCGGCAGCGAAAACCTGTTTGCCACCCTCGGTTTCTCGCTTCTGCCGGCAGTGACCGCCGTGAGCGCCGCCCTCGGAACTCTCGTGAACCGGGTGCAGGAGTCGGCCGCGTTCGAGGCGTTCACCGGCTACCTCACCGACGCCTCCAACAGCTTCGCCGACTTCGTGTTCGGCCTCCTCAACGGCACCGCCACCCTCGACTTCAGCGGCATGTTTCAGGGCCTCCTCGACGCCGCCGTGAGCGGCATCCAGTCGGCGGCCAACTGGCTCGCAGCCGGCGGCGCGGCCACCATCGTCAACAGCATCGTCGCCGGCCGAAGCGCCGTGTTCGACGCCGCACTCCAAGTCTTCCCCGCGATCCTGCAAGCACTGGTCGCGGCCATCCCCGCGATCGTCACCGGCCTCGTCGTGCTCGTCACCCAACTCGCCCAGATGCTTGTCGCCCAGGCCCCGCTCATCCTCGCCGGCGCGATCCAGTTGTTCCAGGGGCTCCTCAACGCGCTCATCGAGGTGCTGCCGGTGCTGCTTGCCGGCATCATCGCCCTGCTGCCCCCGATCCTGGAAACCCTCATCGCGATGATCCCCGTGCTGCTAACGGCCGCCGTCCAAGTCTTCACCTCTCTGGTCGAAGCATTGCCGGTCATCCTGCCGCTACTCATCACCGCCATCGTGGCGCTGCTGCCCAAGCTGATCGAGACGCTGCTGAACCTCATCCCCGCGATCCTGGATGCGGCCGTCCAACTCTTCACATCGCTCGTGGAGTCGCTGCCGATCATCCTGCCGCTGCTCGTCGTAGCGATCCTTGAGCTGCTGCCCAAGATCATCACCACCGTCATCGGGATGATCCCCAAACTGATCGATGCGGCCGTGAAACTCTTCACCGGCATCGTGGAGGCCATCCCCAAGGTGCTGCCCCAGCTCATCCGAGCGCTCATTGACCTGGCACCCACGATGATCTCCACCCTCATCGGCCTCGTGCCCCAGCTCATCCGCGCCGGTGTCGATCTGATCGGCGGCCTCGTCCAAGGCCTCTGGAACGCCGGCGGCGCAGTCGGCTCCGCACTGCTCGACATCGCCGGCAGCGCTATCGACGGATTCCTCGGATTGCTCGGCATCCACTCGCCGTCTCGCCTGTTCGCCGGCTACGGCAAGAACGTGATCCAGGGCCTCGTCAAAGGCCTCGACGGCAACGCACGCCTGGTGGACAAGAGCCTGGACGGGCTCGCCGGCCGCGTCTCCGACTTCGGCCCCACCCTTGCCACCCCCGACCTCAGCTTCACAGCATCGGCCGGCGGCACCGCCCCGGCCCCGACCTACCAGGTGTACGTCAACACACTCAACCCGACCGCCGAGACCGGCCGAATCATCGTCCAGTCCATACGCGACTACGAGACCGCAGGAGGCCGGCTGTGATCATCGAGCGGCCCCTCCGCGGGAAAGTTGACGTGCAGGCGTTCGAGGGCGGCCTGTGGGTCACCTACATCGCCAACGCGACCGGCGTCTCCATCCGACGCGGCGGTAGCCGAGACGGCCTCGGCGTGAAGACCGACGTCGGTCTGTGCTCGTTCACTCTCAAGAACACGCAAGACCCGCTCGCCGGCGGCACATTCGTGCCCGGCCAAGCGGTGCGGGTCGTCGGACTGCTCGGCCCGCTCTTTACCGGGCGTCTGGTAGACATCGCGTCCGCGTACCCGCTCGACAAGCAGAACGGTCAGAGCCGGGCAATGGTCACCGTGACCGTGGCCGACGCGGTGCGAGTCCACGCCAGCACGCCGCGCTATGGGGTCACCATCGCCGCCGGCTTCGAAACGTTTGAGTCGCGCATCAACCGTCTGGCCGGGTCCGCTCAGGCTCCGGTCCAGGTGCCGACCGTCGGAGCACCCCGGGAGGTGTACAGCTTCTAATGGCCACATTCGACGCAGGTCTCGCCGCCGGCTACGTTCTCCGCCTGGAGGTCGCTCAGGGGCCACAGACCGGCAACAGCTCCACTGTCTTCTGGTCGCTCCGCATCATCAAGGGCGCCGGCGAGGGCCGCCGCGCGGAAGGCCCGCACTACTGGTCTGCGAACCTCGGTGGCATCCCGGTTGGCGGCTCGATCCCCGCCTATGACTTCCGCAACTACGGCGAGCTGTACCTGGCCGATAGCTCCGTCAACCTCGCGCACAACGCCGCCGGGTACCTCACCGCGTCATTTAGCGCCAGCTACGACGACAACAACAGCTGGGGCGAGCTGGGTGACGGCTCCACCGGCGGCAACGTCTCGTTCATCCGCATCCCGAAAGCGCCGGCAGTCCCCACTGGACTGGCCGCAGGCAACACGACGCCGAGCTCTGTGACGCTCGGCTGGACTGCCCCGGACAACATGGGCGCGGCAATCACCGAGTATCAGGTTCAGTACGCGACCGACGCCGGCTTCACCACCAGCGTCGGCACCCAGACGTTTGCCGGCACTGGTACCGCGGAGAAGACCGTGACGGGCCTCGCCGCCGGCCCGACGTACTGGTTCCGGGTGCGTGCACGCAACAGCCAGGGCTACAGCGGCTACTCCAGTGCCGTGTCGAAGACACCGGCGTTGCCCGCTCCCAACCTCACGGGTCTCACTCAGAACGCTGCCGCCGCCCTCATCGCTTCGTGGTCAGCTCCGAGTGTCACAACGGGCCTTGTGGGCTACCGGGTGCAGATCGCCACGAACCCGGCGTTCACAGCCGATCTGGTCACCGCCGACATCGGCAATGTGCTGAGCTACGCACACCCAGGCCTTGCCGGCGGCCGCACCTATTACGCCCGGGTCGCCGCCCGCACGGCAGGCGGAAGTAACACCTTCTCCAACACGCTCAGCTACCTGCTCGTGTTGGACTCCGGAGATCTGGATGGCTGGACGCGCGTGGGCGCCAAGCCCGCACAGATCTCATACTTCACCGCCTCCGGCCTCCGCCGTGGCATCGCCAACAGCAAACAGGCCCTCTGGCTGGAAAGCCTCTCCACCGCCGCCGTGACGCTCGCCGCCGACACATTCGGCATCCAGAAGGTCATCACCGGCCTTGTCGTCGGCAAGGCCTACCGTTTCGAAGCAACCGGCACTCGCTCCGACAGCCCGCGCGGCGACGCTTACCGCCTGCGCGTGGTGAGCGAGGCCAGCGCCGCCCCGGTCACCCTCGGCACCGTGGCCACCCCGCTCGGCTTCGTGGAGTTCGTCGCCGACGCCACCTCGGTCACGGTGCAAATCCTCCTGGCCGAGACGGTCACCGTGGCCGGCGCAGAGAACGTGATCGAGCGCGCGGCCTTCACCGGCATCAAGCTGCTGGAGCTGAACACCGACTACCCGCAGCGCCTCCGGGAGACCGTGCTCGAGTCCGACCTTGCTACCCACTTTGACCTCGCATGTAACTCGGTCGGAGCGTCATGGGGCGTTGGCAAAGACGGCACAACACGCTTCCTCCTCCCCGGCACAGCCCTGCCAGTCACGGCTGTGTTCTCCGATCAGGTGGACGACAACGCGCAGAGCTATATCGACATCTCGGCCGGCTACGACACTCGCGCGATGACCAACCGTCTCGTCGTCACCAACTACGGCGTCGATGAGACCAGAGCCAACGAGAAGAACGATGAGCTGGTCGTCACAACCCCGGCATCCATCACCGCGTACGGCACCCGCTCCCAGACCCTCCGAACCAACCTTTACAGCGAAGTGCCCTACGGGGCGGCCCTCACCGACCGCCTGGCCGCGATCCTCGATGCACGCGACCAGCCGGAGCTGCTCGTCTCCCAGCTTCGAATGAACGCCCAGCAAGACCTCGCCATGGCCAACACCCTCGACGTCGGTCAGCGCATCATCGTGCACTTCAACGGCGTACAGCAGGACTCCCAGATCATCGCCATCACCCACGACATCCAACCCACCCGCTGGCTCGTCACCATCGACCTCCAACCGCTCTAGGACACTCGCTATGGCATTTCGCGACATCGAAGACCGGCTCCGCATCCTGGAGTCTAAGAACTCCGCCCAAGCCCTCGACCTGATCGCCCTCCAGGGTGCGCTCAGCGCCGCGACGGCCCGGGGCGTCCCCACCGGCGTGGTGCAAGAGTTCGCCGGCACCGCCGCGCCGGCCGGCTGGCTGCTCTGCCAGGGGCAAGCCGTTTCACGCACAACCTATGCGGCCCTGTTCGCTGCGATCGGAACCGCGCACGGTGCCGGGAACGGTTCGTCCACGTTCAACGTGCCCGACCGTCGCGGCCGTGTCGGCGTCGGCCTCGACACAGCCCAAACCGAGTTCAACACCCTCGGCAAGACCGGCGGCTCGAAGTCGCACGCGCTCACCCCCGCTGAAGGCCCGGTTCACAGCCACAGCCCCGCCGCAATTGTCGATGCCACGATCCTCAAATGGGGCGCGGGATCAGCCTCAGGCACGGGCAACGCGTACCTGTCCAGCACCGGCACCGGCTCCAACGTCACCAAAACCGGCGACGCGGGCGGCGGTGCTGCCCACAACAACCTCCAGCCCTACGTCACCGAAAACTTCATCATCCGCACCTAGTAGAAAGCGAACCGCATTGATCCAGCAAACCGAGAACACCACAACCCACACCACCATCCGCTACACCGCGCCGGCCGCCGACACCTCGCAGATGGTCGCCGAAGTGGAGAACGGTGTAGCCACGTTCACCGTCAGCGGCACCACCCAGGTTGTGCCCGTCGAATCCCTGCCGGCATACCTCGCCCTCGTCGCGGCAGTCCAGGCGGCCGTCATCCCGACGCCGACGCCGGCACCGAACCCGGCCCTGGAGCAACAGTGAGCGGCCAGACAGAACGAACCGGAAGGCACACCCTGCAGATCATCAAGGCAGCACGCGGCGGCATCACTGGGCACTTCGGCGACACCGACGTTCCGGGTGCCAACGTCAAGCGCCACGGCGGCATGGACATCGGCCACGGAACCAAGACCGCCGCCGACCTCCTCGTCGTCGCGCCCGCAGCCGGCCGGGTCGTCTTCGCGGGCGAGCGCGGCACCTACGGGCTGTGCATGATCTTCGACCACGGCGACGGCTGGGAGTCCCTACTGGCGCACCTCTCCGAAGTCACCGTCCACCCAGGCTCCGAGGTCGCCCAGGGGCAGGCGGTCGCCGTCATGGGCGACACCGGTGGCGACTGGCCCGTCCACCTCCACCAGGAGCTGCGCCTCGCCGGCACGCAGCTCGACCCCGAGAAGTACCTCACGAACACCCCGGTCGGGGGCGCCGGCACACCCATCACCACCACAGCAAGGAGAGACACCATGGCACGACCAATCCGGCAGGGAACACCTGGCCAGACCTACTACAACGGATGGGCGCTCATCGGGGAACTCACCTTTGAGCTGAACCCGTCCGACGAGGCCCGCGCCAACGAATGGGGCCGGATCTGGAACGGCAAGTCCGGCCAGTACGACACTGTGACCAGCACGGAGTTTCACGCCGCCCTGGCCGGCGTCAACCGCCGCCGCGCCATGATCGGCCAGCCCGCGCTCCCGCTGCCCCGGTAGCGCCCGCCCATGGCCGACGCCGTGCTGATTGCCCTGCTCGCCATGATCGGCGTGCTCGGCTCCGCGTTCGTCGCCGGCGGCATCACCCTCGTGCTGTCGCTGGCGAAGAACCGTCAGCAGAACCACCTGCTCTACCTCTGGAACCGCCAACTCGTCGATCACATCTATCGGGGCTACCCGCCACCACCACCCGAACCGCCGGAAGGGCTGTTCGGCAACCCCTAAGGAGAAATCATGGATACCCAGTTCCTGCCGCTGTCCGTCCGGCGCGGCCTTTACCTGGTCGCCCTCGCAGCGGCGGTTGCTGCGCCATTCGTGGCGATCGCAGCCCCCGAGTATGCACCACCGGTCGTGACGGCCTCCAGCATCCTCGCAGCGGCTGCGGTCGGGACGGCCCTGGCCAATCCGAGCGGACGCAAGTCGGGCGCGCACGCATCCGAGTAGCGCCAGGCGCAAGAAGAGACCGGGTTGCCACCGTGCAACCCGGTCTCTTCGCATCTAGCTAGGCGACGCGCTGCCCCCAGCGTTTGTGCGCCGCCTGGCGGGTCGTGCCGGCGGCATCCGCGATCGCTTGCCACGAGCGTCCACCCTCGTGCTGCCCGTCCACGGCATCGGCTATTGCTCGGTCGAGATCATCCCGAAGCGCCAGCAACTCACGTAGTTCGGGCTCGTCAGCTTCGGCCACGCGCCGACCTCCGGCCCGGATCATCCGGCGCAGCATCGACAGGTATTCAGACGTTTCGACACTCATATTGCTGCCCTTCCTTGTCGTGATTCTGGTGTCAACGTGGAGTTGACACTCGCCAGCGGTGCGCCGACGCGGCTAGCGCCTTCGACTATGCGGCGCAGTCGGTCGGTGGGCATCTTGACGTAGACGCGCACCATGTTTAGGCTCGCCCAGCCCATCAGCTCGGCTACCGCGTAGGGGTCGCCCTCGGCCATGACCCAGAACCGAGTTGCCGCGCGGTGGCGCAGCTTGTGAATCGTCCAGTCGCCTTCGAGCAAGTTGTTCACTCGCTTGCCGAGCCAGCGCGGCGAAATGTGCCCCTCGTCGTCGCCGGGGAACAAGTAGCCGGCCGGTCGAGCGAGGAGCGACCGGGCCATGACTCGGGTGAGTGGAACGGTGCGGAGCTTGCTGCCCTTGCCGTGCACGAGCAGGTCGAAGCCGAGAAGCGTTTCCTGGATGTCGCTGGAGTGAATCACCGAGATCTCTGCACGGCGTAGCCCGTGCTCGGCGGCCAGGTCTATCCAGATTGCTTCGTCAGCGTCGGCCCGCACGAGCGCTTCGAGGTAGACGCGATCGGGGACGGGGCGGGGGTTGGGGTCGGCTGCCTTTACGCGGTCTACTTGTTCGAGGGGATCATCTGTTGTCCACCCGGCGCGGATCGCCCAGCCGTAGAAGGATGCGAGTGTGCCGCGTCGGCCGCGTCGTGTCTCGCGTTCCCAGTTCTGTTGTGCAAGGTAGCCGACTAGCTCTGCGCCAGTCATGTGCCAGGGGCCAGAGCCGATGCGGCGGGCTAGGTGCTGTAGGTGCTCGCGTCGTGTACGGAGAGTCGTGCGGGGTGATCCAGCGGCGGTCTGCGCGTCGATGTAGTTGGTGATAGCTGTTGCCCACTCGGGCGGGATTGTGTTCATCCGCCGAACGTATGCCGGTGATCCAACCGTGTTGTTGCGTGACTCGGCCCCCTTCTTGGTGCCACTCATTCAGCACCCGCTTTCGGTAGTGTTCTGCTCATGTCTGATTCGATCCCCTCATCAACTCGTGAAACGCTGAGCGAGGACGCCCGTTCCCAGATCCTGAACGCGGAAGTTGCTAAGCAAGCTTCACGCGGCTGGAACGTTCAGACCGTCGCAGCGGGTCAGGCCGTGCTCTCCAGGAACAAGCGCATCGGCTGGTTTTGGAACACGATCCTCACGATCCTCACGGGAGGACTGTGGCTGATCGTGGTGATCGTTCGAGTTGTGAACCGGAAGAAGAACACACTCGTGATCACGGTGGATGCCTACGGCAAAGTGCGCACTAGCTGA